GCGAGTCCTCCGGGCTGTAGCGTGCCGGCTCCGGCGGATCATCCGAGTCCGGTGTCTCATCGGCCCACTCGCCCACCCGCAGCGGACCGGCGGGGGTGGTGTGCTCGTCTATCACCCATTCTTGCCGCGTGATCGACTCGCTGTAGCCGAGTACAAGCTGGTCGACATCGTCGGCGGGCATCCACTCCGGAGGGTTCTCCACCACAACCCGGTCGCCTTCGACCAGGTCTACCGCGTCGCTGACGAGGCTGGCACCACCGGCGCGGCCGGCGAGCATCCGCAGATTCAGCCGGATGACCGGGAATCTGTCCTCATCCCATGTGCCAAAGTGGACGGCCCAGGCGGCGATCGACGCGAGCTGATAGTCGCCTGCGACGTTGACGCTCAGGGACCGCTCGTACCGGCCGACCATGTCAACGCCCCGCGGCCCGCCGGTGACGATCCGGCGGGCCTTGCCACCCTCAGGGCGGGACACCGTCAGATCGTTGACCACACCCTGGTCGTCTGGGGTCGGCTCGAACGGCGCGCTGACATGCCCGGCGGCGTAGTCCAACGTGAGCACGATCCACCCCCCGGCCGGATGCGGAAAGACCGGCCGAGAAGATGGCCGGCTCAGGTCACTGGGATGTACATGGACGCGCGGGTGCGGAACGTCAGCCCCAGCGCGTCACGCGTCTCCGTCAGGATCGGAAGCCGCGCCCCGGCCGCTTCCGCGTCCGCCGCCTCATCCAACAAGGCCAGGAACGCGGCGGAACTCTGGGGACCCATCCGAGTTGTAGCCTCCAGATCCCCAACGGTGGCCAGAGTGACACCTTCCTCGCCGCACAGCCGCTCCACTCTCTGCCCGGCGGTCTCACCCGCGTGACCGGACGCGGCGGCGTAGGCGTCGACGATGTCCGGCGGCCCTGGGCCCCACACGTGCACGAACCCCACCGTCATCGGCACCACCTGAGGCGGGACGGTCACCACTGATTCCCAGATCAGAAGCACCCTGTTGACGCCGAACACCTCACGGCCGATGCTGTCCACTCCGGAGTCAAGCAGTTCACCGTCTACGTACACCTGCCATGACGCGGTGGTGGACGTGGCCTGGCTGACGTGCACACGGATGTGATGCGTCTGCCCATCCCAGACGTTCACGTCCTCATCCGCCACTCCCCCAGCGGTGGACTGGCTCAAAGTCAGACTCCCCAGCGCAGCGTTCAACGTCAGAATCCAGGATTCCGCGTCATCACCCGCATCTAGCACCACCAGAGTGATCTTGTGTGGGAGGTCGCCCTCGCCGACGCGCGGCTCGTCGGCGCGCAACATCAGGTCCACGGCGAACTCACCGGCCGCGGAGCCTACCCGCCCCTGCCATCCGCTGAAGGTCGGATTCCCGATGACCGCAGCTCCGGTCGTACGCGCCGCAGGCGGGAGGTGGTCGCCGAGGAACCCGCGGCCGAACTCCGGCAGCGGCCGGGGTGTGGAGCTGTCCAGCGGCGCCATGAGCCGCATGGGCCGGCCGCCGGGGATGCCGGACCGCGCGTCACGCGACCCTTCCGGGTCGGTGAACGGCCAGTAGGCCGCTACGTTGTTGGCCAGGGCGAACCGGGTGATTGGGTCGGCCAGGGGGGAGCCGGGAAGGCCGAGACGGCGCAATATCCCTGAGGCCTCAATCGGCCCCCACACGTTGTTGCCGGAGCGGTCCCAGCGGATGGGCAGCCGGGTGATCTCCATGACCGCGCGGACGCTGAGGTCATCCGGGGAAAGCCCGGCCGACACCCGGATCGGGGTGCCCAGGCCGAGCAGCCCGTACAGGTCCGAGCGGGGGTTGCGCGGGGAGTAGCGGCCTGTCACGTCCGGGTTGACCTTGCTGCGGCCGTTGTTGACTGTGAGGGTCAGGCTGCCCGGGTCGGCGCGGCCGCCCTCGTTCCCGATCCCACGGCGGATTCTGACCGGGTCGCTGTTGCGCACGTCGGGGGAGATGTCCTGCCAGCCGCCGCCGACGAAGATCTCCGTTTTGATCGTCACCAGGTCAGCCACATCGCACCCCCGCGCGGCGGCCGAACCGGGAACGGCCAACAGCGGCAGAAGCAGCAGCAACGCCAGCCCACGGCGGATACGATTCATCGGGGCGCACCTCCCTGATAGGTGTGCCCCGCATCGTACCCCTCACCGTCCGTCCACCCCTGCTCACCGGCTGAACGCGACCTCGACACTGCCGCGGCCACGCACCCGCACAGACTCCCGGATCAGCTCAACCAGCAGATCCGCCGCCCGCGTGCCGTCGCCGCGGAGTTCAATCACCGTCGTCCCACCCAGACCCCCCAGCGCGGCCATCTGCTCACGGGTGAACACCCCCTCGCCGCCCTGGAGCACGGCGAGGCCCTCACCGGAGCCCGGCATCACACCACCGCGGTGGAACTCAGGCAGACGCGGGGCACTGATCGTGTTGCCGCCGATGCCGGGCACCCAGCTCGGCACCGACCATGACAAGCTCCCGATCGTGGAGTTCCACGCCCTGCTCACGGCGTTGAACGCTGCCCGGAACGGGGCGAGAATGATGTCCTTCAGCCGTGAGAACCCGGACTTGATCCGGCCGGGAATGTCCAAGATGAACTCGCCCAGCTTGCGCGCCTTGCCCATCACCCAGTCGATCCCGGCACGCCACGCGTCCTTCACGAACTTCACGGCCGCCTTGAACGCGGAAACGATCTTGTCCCAGTTCTTGACGATGAACAGGACCGCGAGTCCTATGGGGCCGGTGATGATCGCCAACAACAGCGGCCAGTTCTTCTTGATCCAGTTCCACACCGCTTTGACCGGCTCGCCGATCACACCCCAAATCGCATTCCACAGATCCTGGAACCAGGTCGTCTTCGTGGCGATCAGGACGATGATGGCGATCAGCGCGGCGATCGCCACGATGATGATCCCGATCGGGTTGGCGGTCAACGCGACGTTGAGCAGCCACTGCACTGCGGTCCATGCGATGGTGGCCGCGCGCACGGCCATGCTCGCCACCCGGTGGGCGACCGTCGCCGCAGTCAGCGCGATGATCCGCCCGGTGGCCTTCAGCGCCGACAGCCCGAACTTGCCGATGGCGGCGGCGGCGGCGCCGATCCGCAACCGTCCCACCACCCGCCCAAGACCCTGAGCTGCCAGCGCCAGCCCTCCCAGGTCCGCGCCGGAGCTGAGCGCGAGGGCGCCGAATCCGGTGACCGCCGCGCCGGCACCGCCCAACGCGGCCGGGGCGGTGGCGGCGGCGACAAGCATCTGCTCCGCCCGCCGCTTCCAGGATTCCAACCGGGTGGCGTTGTTGTCGAACGCGCTATCCAACTCCGCCGAGCGGCCGCTCACGTCCAGCATCCCGGCCGCCATCGGATCCAGCGCCCCGATCGCCTTCGGCCCCAGGTCTTCCCACATGGTGCCGAACAGGGCTACCCCGGCCGCGTCCTGCGCAACCGGGTCCTGCATGGACATCAGACTCTGGATGATCTGGGAGGTGGCCTCGGCTGCGGCCGGCCCGCCAGCGGCGATCCTCGCCGCCATGTCGTCCGCGTCCAGGCCCAGCGACTCGTAGGCTTTCGCGGTTGACTCGGACCCGTCGATCGCCCGGATGCTGAACTCTTTCACCGCGTCGAGTGCCTTGTCGGTGTTCCGTACACCGGCGTCGAGGGCGGCGTTCAGCAGCCCGATCGACTGTGGACCGTCCAGGCCTATCGAGGCGAGCGGTTCGGCGTACTCATTCAGGTTGTCGAGCAGCTCGTCGGCCGGGATGTTGATCTCCTGCGCGGCGGCGGTCAACGTGTCGAACGCTGACACCATATCCGGTGCAAGGTCATTCTTGACCAGGGCGCCGGCGGCCTTCACCGCCAGCGCGGCGTCAGTGCCGAACACGTCTGAGAACCGCTGGGCGTGCTCGGTCACCCGGCCAAGTTCTGCCTCCCCAATGTCGCCCACCTCACGGAACACCGCGGCGAAGGTGCCGCGCACGTCGGCCACACCCTCGCCGAGCCCCTGGGCCCACAGGTCCCCGGCGATCCGCCCGGCGGTGGCTTGCTGATCAGGGTCAAGCCGCAACTGCGCGGCCAGCAGATCCGCGCCGGCCTCGACTTGCAGAGACTTGATCAGGCCGGCGGCCAGGGCGGTGCCGATCGCCGCGCCGGCCACCGCCGCGGTCGCACGGACCTTATCCCAGGTCCTCTCGAACTTGGTCCGGGTGTCCTTTGTGCCCTTGTCCACGCCGCTGTTGTCGACGCCGATCGCGACGATCAGATCCGCCAGAGTCGCCATCGCCGTCACCTCCCTCGCGGCGTTGCACCCGTCCGCCCATGGCCTTGTTCAGCCGTTGCACCAGGCGGAGATGATCGTCTTCGGTCTGGGGCCCAGTGGCGCGTTGTCGCTGGTCCCACTTGGGAACGAAGTCGGCTGGCTTAAACGTCTTGCCGCGTTTGCCACGGTTGGCGTTGGCTATGACCGCGGCGATGATCGCGGCGTGTAGGTCGGCCCTTTCGGGCCCGAGCGGGCCGGCCACCCGCTCGTACGCCTCCCACGCGGTCAGTTCACGCGAGTCGATCCGGTGGAGAAGTTCGCCGACGGTGCAGCCCAGGGCGAGCGCTAGCCGGTGGTGGAATCGTCGCCCTGGGTCTCGTCGAAATCCTCTGTCAGCCGCTCCACGTCGTCATCGGACAGGCCAGCCAGCCGTCGGCAGGCGTCGAATAGACGGTCCAGCGGCTTGGCGTTCTTGCGCCCGAGCGCGTTCACGTCCGCCTCGGTGAACAGCGGCTTGCCCGTGTCGTCGACGGCGCAGAGCACGATCAGCTTCGCCCGGGCGTTGCGCAGATTCAGGGCGCGGGAGTTGCCTCGCTGCTGGACGATGCCCTGCTCGTACGCGTCGCGCTGCGCCCCGGTGATGGAGCGCAGACGGACGGTGCCGCCCCACTCTGGACAGTCCACGTCCTCGTAGGTGCGGTCCTCGGCGGCGAGGATCGCATCCCTGCTCAGGTACCCCAATGTCAGCTCCCGGTGTGGGTGAGGGCCGGCTTGCCGGACACCTTCACGGTCATGGTGCGGCTCATCTTGTCGTCATACGGGAACTCGTCGGAAAGCTCGGTGAGGATGCCGGTCAGCTCCCACGTGTACTCGTCCTCCGTGCCCGGCAGGATCACGATCTGGTAGTTGCGGGGGTCGTTGTCATCAAAGTCGTCGTCAAGGTCATGGGTGTCCTCTGTGGGATCGTAGTTGATCTCCAGCGAGACTTCGCCGCCGTCCTTGAGCCCGCCGACGAACTCCATCCACGCATCCGGGCTGTCATGCGCGGTCACGTCAATGGTCTCACGGGTTCGCGCCGGCCCGCCGATGCTGGTGACATTCGCGATCGTGGTGAATGTCTCCGGGGTGGCGCCGTCCCCCCGCCGAAACTGTGTACCGAATGCGTTGCGCCCGCTCACTGTTCCTCCTGTGTTGTGATGATGCGGAACCTGATGACGTGGTGACGGATCTCCGGGTTCGGGTCCGTGAGCGCCTGGTCGAACTCGCTGCGGCACGAAACGACCCGGTGGCCGTCAACGTGGAGCTGCTGCTCCTGCTCGTCCAACAGCTCACCGATCCGCGCCGCGATCGCCTGCCCCTGGGCGTTGCCGCGGGCTTTCGACCAGACGTGGATGGTGACGGTCACTTCCCGGCCAAACCCCGAATGGTCGTTGTCCTCAATAGACAGGTGGTCACCGATGCGGACGTATGGATGCTCGGCGCCTTCCGGGACCTCATCCCACACGCCGCCGGTGGCCAACGCGGCCAGGGCGGCGTCACCGGCCAGCCGCTGGTAGAGAGCTGTCTGGAGCGGGTGGATCGGCGACTTCGAGATCACTTGCCCAGCTCCTTCAGACCCTGCTTGACGATCTCACCGACCCGCTCCGGGAACCGCTTGCGGGACAGTTCAGCGGCCGGGGCGGCAAACGGCTGCTCCGGCGTATCCGACGTGCCGTGCTCCACAAAGGTGCTGTGCCGGGCGGTGGCCACCGCCCGGCCCTCCAGCCCGTCACGCTCGGCCTGAATGCCACGCTTCAGCTCACCGGTCCGCTCCGGGGCGAAGCGGCGCATGTCATCAGCGGTCGCCTCGGTCTCCTCCTGCACCGCCTGCTCAGCCGCTTCGAGGATGGCAGGGGACAGCTTCTCAAGCTGCCTGGCCAGCTCGTCCAGCCCTTTGACGGTGACAACTTCAGGCATCGGACTTGGCCAGTTCCTCAGCACGGGCCCAGGCGGCGGCCTCGCCACGCACCTTGTCCCGCACCTCGCCGCCGATCACGATCTCGTACCAGCCGCCGCCGGACGGCACGATCCGCTCGGCCGGCGGCGGCGGGGCCGCGGGGAAATCGGGCGTGAGCGGCCGCCACAGGTGCGGATACTCCCGCACGATCGGGTGCGACGTGTCCGCGGTCGTGACGCCTTTGCGCACGCGGACACGGCGGCCGTCAACCCGAGGCAGGCCGGTCGCCTTCGCGATCATGATCTGGCTCATTTGCTCTCTCCGTCACTGCTCGGATGGCTGCCACGTCACGCCCCAGGCCGTCGCGCAGCCATTCTTCGTACGCCCGTTCGTCGGCCTCGAACCCACGCTGCCTGTTCCCGGCCGCGTAGATCTCATCCTTGACTGCTTTGCCAGCCGCGTAGTGCATGTGCTCAACCACCACCTGAGGCAGGTAGCGCAGGCAGCCAAGTGCCCTGCCCAAGTCCATAACAGACCGGTCGGAGAACTGGTGCCGCACCGGGGCCGGCACCATCCGCCCCAACGCGCGGACGATGTCCGCGGTCATCGCCCAGTGCGTCGCCAGGGATTCCCCGCGGTGGAGATCGTCCCCGTAGACAATGCCGGTTCCAAGCTCGGCGAGCGTGCCGAGGAACACCCGCGCCCATCCCCGCGTACGGGGCAGGTGATCGTCACCCATGAACGCCAGCGCGGGGAAGCGGCCGGCCTCACGCACCGCTGTCTGATCCAACTTGGGCACCATCGGCTGCCACTCGGGCAGCTCAACGATCCACCAGTGCTTGCCGTCACCGCTCCGCTCAGCCGCGATCCGCCGATACTGCGCAATCTGCGGGTCGTCGGCGTCGGCGACGAACACCAGCGCCGCATCATCCCAGGCCCCGGTTTCGTCCCACGCCGCCAGGACCTTGCGCGCGTTGTGCGGCCGGCTGCGGATCGGCACGATGACGAGCAGGTCAACCATCGCGGTCCTTGGCCAGCTTCACCGCCGGGACACCGCCCTGCGCACGATCGGATGCCGCTGGTAGTCGGCCGGGTAGTCGAAGTCCTCAGTCAGGTCGTTGATCTCGCTGAACCAGTGGCGGTCAACCCGGTGCCGGTTGAGCGGCGTGCCCTGCCAGCAGCGCAGCAGCATCCACGCCGTCGGCCGGGTGATCTCACCCCGTGCGCGCAGGTCCGCCACCCGGGCGAGGTGCTCGTCCATCAGCGGATGGTGCGCCGGCCACCACGACGCGGCGAACACCTCCCCGTAGCGGCAGCCGGTGTACCGGGACCGGCCGGCGCGGCCGAAACACTGATAGCGCGGATGGTTGAAGCCGGCGATCTTCTGCAACGCGGCGGCGGTGAAGTACACGTCACCGTACAACAACACGGTGCGCTCGTTGGGTGACCACAGGTCGCGTGTGGAGTCGTACTCGGAGATGCCGGGCCCGGCCAGCACATGCTGGACCGCGCCCTCACACACCGCCGCCGTGTACCGCTCATCTGGCGGGGTGGTCACGTGCACGTCCGCGGTCAGCTTCAGCGCCTGCGCCACAGTCCGCGCCAGCAGCGGCCGGCCGTCCACCGGTGCCAAATGCGACGGAACACCCAGGTATCCGCCCCATTTGGACTGCCCACCGGCGGCGGCGATGATGACCCTCACGCCAGCCCCACATCGGCGGCGATCTGCTGGAGCCGGTGCCGCCACAGGTGCCGGTCCGCCACCACCTGCACCGCCGCATCCCGCATCGCGGCACGCTCCGATGTGGACATCGATTCGATCCGCTCGCCGATGGTCTTGAAGTCGTACCGCTTGAACGGGATCATCGTCGTCTCGTCGAAACCCTGCCCGGCCATGCCAGTCGTCGCCGGATGGGCAAACACCGCGCCACGGCCCATCATCCGCACCACCCGGTCCGACCAGTAACACGGCCACGACTGGTCGCACCTCGGCAGCACCCCAGCGGAGTCGCCGAGCACCACATCCGCGTAGGAAACCAGCCCGGACAGCTCCGCGCCGTACTTCCTACCGCGGGTGGCTTGCCCGTACCAGCCGAAGCGGCTGCCCCAACGCCGCTTCGCCCAGTCGAGCAGCCGCGCCCGATGCTCGCCGTGGATACCACGCACCGAACCACCGAAGAACACATACCGGTGCCTGCCCGCCGGCTTAGCACGGCCGAGGTTGCGGGTGCCGAACGCGGGCGGACACCACCGGTGTTGGCGCACCCCTTTACACGCCCAGTCCCTCGGGCCGCCGTCGGCGGTGTACACGTGCTGGCAGGTCCACCAGGCTTCAGCGCCTATCCGAAGCTCACGGCGCGGCATGCCCCAGTACAGGTCCAGGTGCAACCCGACAGTGACCACCCCAAGGTCCTCCACCCGGCGCAGCATCGTCTCGGCGTCGCCGAGCGGGTTGTGGGAGTGGGTACGCGCCCACAAGAGCAGGTCCACGTCCTTAGCCAACTTCACAACCTCGTCGGCGGGCATGGCCTTGATCTGCGGGTAGCGCCAGCGGCCGCGCGGGTCCGGCACCACATCCCAACCCAGCGCCTTAGCCTCGGCAGCAATGTCGTCATGCCAACAGTCGCCGCCAAGCTGCGGCGCGCCGAGCAGCAGCAGCCTCACGACCCGGCCTCAACCGGCTCGGCCTGCCGCCGCTCACAGTTGGCCCGCAGATACACCGCCTCGGACGGCATCACTGTGGAGATCACACGGAACACCTCCCCGCCATCGTCGGCGAGTTCGTCGCCACGCCGCACGTCGTCCTCCGGCCCCAGATGGATGATGTGGGTGAGCGTGGCGCCGGACTGGTCGGCCACCATCTGCTCGGCAGCGGTCGGTTGCGACACAAGCGCGTGCACGGTGGCGACCTGGACAAGGGTGGCGGTCTGCCCACCGGCCCCGTCGTCGGTGAGCGTGGCACGCCACACGGCGAGTTCCCGACGCCGTTCATACGCCCCGAGCGGAATCGGCGCCGTCACGACCCGGCCAAACTGTCGACCACGCCTTCACCCGAGTACGGGCTGGTGAGCGTTACCGCGGTGAACGTCGACGCGCCGGCCGCCCGGCGGATCGCCTTGCGTTCCGCCTCGGTCAGGTA